GACCACGGCCATAAAGCCGCCGAACTTTGCGGTGCTATACAGGTACTCGCGGACATAGCGCGTGGTCGGGCTGTTGAATACGTCATCCGCTTCGTTGACGTCATCGCTGAACGGATCGCGAAACAGGCCAAAATGCTTTCTTGCTGCTGGTGACAGCGTTTGTTTTCGTAGTAACATGTCTAAGACCTCCGAGGTCGTTGTTATTTCTGTATCGGCTGTTGGCGCAGTCGATACGGGCTCAAATAGGCGTGGCTCAACCACGATGTCATTTGCTTTCAGCACTAGGGAAATACGGGCTTGTAATGCCGTTTTATCTGGTGTTGTAGGCCAAATCTCTTTATTCAGCAGCTGTGCAATCGTTGCGGGACTCAGTTCGAGCGCTCTGGCCAGTTCGGCTTGGCTGATGCCGTGCTGTTGCAGTACAGGTTTTAATGCCAGCATGGTTAGTGTTGTGCGGTTGATTGCAGGGGTATGACATACGCATCAAAGGGGTGGCCGGTTAAATAGTCCTGCAGCGCCACTTCGATTACGCCGCCTAACACCTTGGCGGGGGTGTCGGCGTCCGGTTCGCCGTGCTTTGCGAATTTCAACACCTGTACGCTGATGAGCGATGTGGTTGTATCTTCGTCTTCGATGATGATTATTGTTTTAGCCATTTCATTATCTCTGTTAGTTGTTGTTATTTAATCGGTGTCAGTTTCCCTCGGGGTCTGCTAATCGGCGTTAATTGCCCGCAGTGTTTGCACTTAACCCGTTGACGCGTTTCAACCTCATCCCTGACTATTTTTAAATCCTCATACATCCGTTTAATCCGCCCCCATTCCTCGGTCATCATGGCCAGCCATTCCACCGGATTCAGCTTTTCGCCGCAGGCACGGCACTCAATCTGTGACAATAACGGATCAATAGCGACTGCATGATGTGGACAGGTTTTCTTAAGCCGTCGGTAATACAGACTCTCCCGCACTACTACCAAGCTAATCACATTGCCTTTTTCATCGGGTAAATCGACTTTCATATCTATATCGCCTGTAACCGAGCCTTGCCGCCCACGGATCGCCCCGCGCGCAGATCGGCTAAAACCTGTTCCAATTCTGGCTCGGTAGCTCCGTCAGGAAACCTTTTCGTTAACTCCGCCAACATGGTAGGCTGGTAATCCTCACCTAAATGCCCACGCAGCCAGATTGCCATTTGCACGGCATTCTTCCGAGGCAGTTCCAACTGGGTATCCATCGCCGCTGTAAGTTCCGGCGTATCCAACTCTTTCGCAGCCGGCAGCAAGCGTTGCGGCAGTTCGCCTTGGCCTAAATGGCTATGCGCCACCACGCCCTTGCCGTCGTTAAACTGCTGAAACGGCCTGACGTTTTTCCTCAGCAGGGCTTCCGCCTCGTCCAAATTGACATCGCCATAAGCCGCCCTGGCGATGTCCTTGGCCGATTGCTCCGCCACCGTATGTTTTGCGCTCTTGTATTCATCGCCAATCACAGTGCCGCTCATCATTCGGCCAAACTCGTCAAAGTCTTTTTCAGGGCCGATCTGCACCACCAGCGGCTCTTTGCCCAGTTGCTCGATCTCGACCCGGATATCGCCTTCAGCGAGCAACAGCGGCGAGACTTTGACTTTATCTTTCTGGCTGTAAAACTCGGTCCACTGCGACAGGTTATAAGTGCGGCGGCCGTCCAATTCGGGATGCACATACGTGATCAAGCCGTTGCGCACTTGCCGGGTGGTTTCTGTGCCGGTCAAGAACCACGCGCACACTTTGCGTTCCGGCATCTTGATCAGGGCGTTCGGAGTGCGCAGGATCATCTGCCATAACTCATCCCGAACCAGCTTTTCGCCGCTATCGCGCTGTACCCGGCTATCGACATGCTTGATCGCATTGGCGTTGTAATCCCGTACCCACAACTCCGCCGAGGCGTTCAACTCCTCGACGCAATCCACCGGCTGGTCACGCAAGCGGCTTTCAAAATGCATTTCCACAATGCGGTTGCCGTTTTCGACGCCACCTTTTACCCAGGCATGGTGCGTGGCATGAGTCTGATGATCCACGCCCATCGCATCCAGCAAGCGGCAAATAGCGGCGCTGGTGTTGGCGCTGCCTTTGTCCCATAGCAACAGTTTGGGGATGCCGTGCGACAGACGCTTGGGCTGCTCGCCCCAGGTCCACAATAAAAATTCGAACAGGCTGCGTTGGTTCTCGCCAGCCGCCTCGAAATAACGCACGTCCAGGCTGCCGCTGGCATGGTCGTAACGCACGTAACGCCATACTTTCAGCTTGACCTTTTCAATCGCTGCGGGTTTGTTCTTGTTAAACTCCGCCTCGGTCATCATCATCTGCCGCTTGCCGACGTAGTAAATCAGGCATAACGACGGGTCGATCTGATGCACATGGTTCGGATACAAGCTGCGTAGCTGCGTATGGTTGCGCGCATTGGTCTGCGATTTAGTATCCAGCTTGCGGCTCCGCAAAATCCGGTTGATCTGGCTGGCGCCGATATTGACCGCTAAGCCGTTGGCATCGGCAATGTTCATCGCAACGCCGGTCGGCTTGGTGGCCTTGCCGTTGGCACGGACCGACAAGTTCTTGCTGGCCGCGATAAACACCAGGCTTTCCTCGGGCAGCTTGGTGGTTCCGGCATCGGTGCGTTTCTTGCGCCCGGTTTGGTAGCCGGCAAAGGTACTCAGCCAGCGCCAGACCGTTTGCTTACTGCGGCCGTGCAGTTCGGCAAAGCCGTCGATCAACTGGCCGCCTTGGCCGTGCGCTGCCGCTTCCAACTGCCGACGCAAGGCGAACAATAATTCCAACATTTCCGGGCTGGGCTTGTTCATGGTCATCCACTCTGTGATGGCGCTCATACGTTCAGTAGATTAATCCGCGCGTCTGAATAAGCGCCCAGGCTGCGGTCGAAACTTAAGCCCAGCGCTGAGATCATCTCCGCGCACTCGTTATGGATGCCGACCAGTTCCGTGGCTAAAATCTCCCGCGCCTGGCTCAACGCGGCTTCTTCAGCTTCCGTTTGAGGCTCGATTTTCATGGCCGATTCGCGGATAACGTCCAGCGAGCCCAGGCCGTGCTTGACGTTTTTGCGGGTGATCGCCAGTTGATCGAGATAGCCTTTAAAAGCGGCCGGCCAGTCGATATGGGCAAAGACCGGATTATCGAGCTTAAGGCGCTCCAGCTCGTGATCCAGCTCGTTAAGCTTTTGGTCTTTCTTTTGGATGACGGCATCTTTAGACTTAGCCGAGTTTTCCAGTTCGGTTAGCTTTTTTTCCGTGGTATCTTTGTAGGCTTGGTGCTTGACGGCCATTTGCTGCATCAGCTCCAAAGCTTTATCGAAATTTTCCTCTTCGATAGCCATACCGATAATTTGGCGGTCATCGGCGGGTAAGGCTTTGAGGGCGTTGTAGTCGCGTTGTCTAAAGCCGATTTTTTCGGCTTGTTCGTAGAGTTCTTCGCCGAGAAGATTATAGTTATTTGCCAGTTCTTCACATCTGCGATACGACTTTTTCAAATACACTTGGCAAAACTCTTCCAAAGTTGCGACCGTCGCAACTTCTCCATTCTCTTTTTTATATGGAAGACCTTTATAACCTTTTGATTTCTTTATCGTCAGATATGTTTCAACAAGCGCTTTTTCTGAAACGGTCGCATAAAAATTTGCCATCTCTATGCGGCCGACAGCTTTTATTACATCAATCGCATCCAATATCACAGCATCAGCTGCCGCAACGATATTGTTTTCCTGGCGTATTTCCATTAATGCAGTGCTTTCTTTGTCGGCATCGGTGAAGTGCTCAACGCTAGTATTGGTTTCATTACGAGCCATGTCTTACCCTCTATTCAGTCGTTGTTGTGATTCTTTGATCCGTTCTGCCGCGTTATCCAGAGACTTTAAAATCTGCACGGCATGTTGCCCTAGCCGATGACTAGGTCTGATACGGCCGGTTTCCGGTATGCGCTCAGCAAATCCGGCGCTTTCCAGTGTCGATACATAGCGGCAAATATCGCTCGCCGAATAGCCGGTCTCTTTAGTGAGCTCGCCGTTGCTAAAGCCGTGAGCGAAATTCCTGAGCAAAACATCTAACACTTTAAGCACCTTGCCTGCGCTTTTATTATCTTGTACGGCCATGATTAATCCTCATCAAATGGCAGCTCCGGCTGCCGGTATTTTTCTACATTGCCTTTATGCCAAGCCATGCGTTCCAGGGCGGTTTGTATCGCGGCTAACGTGGCCTCGGCATCCGATTGATCAGTATAAAATTTCAGCAACGCCCCCACGGCCTCATTGGTGGCTAATTGAAGTTCCTGGATATCATCGGCCTTGCCTTTGCGACCCTTGGGTATTTCGATCACCAGCTTGCCGCTGCTGACCACCAGCCAGCGGCTGACATAATCAATGCCGCAGGCATGTTCAAAGCCCTTGATTGACTTGGCCGGCATGCTGGCTTCCTGTATCCATTTATAGAGTGTCCATTTGCTGGCTAAGCTCATCAGATCGGCGATGGTATCGACCGAGCGGTTGTGTTTTGCCTTGGCATATTCAAGGCATAACTCCATCGCATTACGCAGATCGAGGGGTTGCACGGTCTTCCAATTCCGCCTGCTCATTGGAAATAGCTCCCTATACCGAGCCCCAAACAAAAACCATTCTTGTGCATTGTGATAACGTCTTGCATAATGCAAAAATAACCCCGTCTTAAATCAACACGGGAAAACGCCATGAACGACGAACAATTCAATGAACTCAACGGCAGCATCCAAGGACTCAGCGACATCCTATTAACCTTGGTCGTCACGCTGGATAACCAACGCATTATTAATGCCGAGGACTTTGCAGCCGATTTAAGTAAGCTATCGGTCATTAGGAGCCTTGAGCCTCATCTGGATTCGGCCCGTTATCAGCTGGCTTTCCTAGCTGATCGGATTGAGGACTACAAGCACCGAAAGGTAACGTCGGAGATTGAGCAATGAAGCGAAGCGTCTCCTCAGGCAATCGGCTGGTAGGCTTTGAACGTGTTCGATTCAGTCGGCGATGAAAACCAGGGTAAATAATTTTAGACATGGCGGCTCTTAGGTGGTTTTACTGATACTGTAAGTGTTTACGCGTATGTAGTTTTGCGTAGGCTTTAGGCGCCGGATTGCCTTTTATCGTCGTAACGGCCTGGCCATAACTCTGAAAGCGGCTTGCCGGTTTTCTTGGCAATGGCATCAGCGATACGGCGTGATGTAGAGCGACCGTAGATCACATGATTAACCGCAGTGTCTGAAACATCGCAGATACGGGCAATTTCGATTTGACTGCTATCCGCTTTTTCTAAAGCGGCTTTGATGTCGGCTGGGTGCATATGGATCACCTGAGGGGTTATTTGTGTCTGCATGGTCAAGTTTTAAAAGTTGTTATTGAAGTTAGGATAATTATTTCACATATGTGAAATTAATCAACAAACATTTCATATATGAAAAAAATAATTAGTGAGCGCCTAGAAGAAGAGCGCGAAAGATTGGGTAAGAAAAAAGGAGAAATGGCTAAGATTGGCGGGGTTGTAGGTAGTGCTTACACGAATTATCTTGAAGGTAACCGAGTGCCAGACGCTGAGTTTCTGGCCTTAATTGCCGCAGCTGGTGCCGATGTGCAATACATCCTGACCGGCATCCGTTCCAGCGCTGCATTAACACCCGACGAACAGATGTTATTGGCCGGTTATAGAGGCTTGGACGCTCGAGGCAAAGCCGGGGTATTCGGTGTGATTGGCGGATTAACCCAAAGTCCTGCTTCAGTTGGACAGCAATTTAACGGAACGGTTGGTCAAGTTGTCCATGGCGATATCGCCAACAATAAATTTAAGGTAAAGCCCGAGGAAAAATAGTGAGTCAGCAATTCAATGATGAAGTTGAACAAGTCGCAGGTAACGACATCATCAATAAAAATAATATCTTTCATATTCACTTACCGGCAACCACTGCCGATAGCCAGTTAGACCTTGTAAGCCGCGCAGTCCGTACGTTGCTGAGCATCTGTGATGAAATTAACTGCAAGGCGGAAATGTACAAAATAAGCCAAACGCTGTTCGGAACTTCTTATTTCAAAGAGCTAAACCTTGAGCAGTTGACAAAGTTGCAGGTGATTGCCGAAGAGATGCGTTCGGCACTGCAGAAGAAAGTACCGAAAGACGAGTCCCATGCGGTCTTTACCCAAGAAGTGAATGAGTATGAGGACTTTTACCGCCGTATCGGCGTCAGGGCATCAAAACTGGAACGGATGGCGCTGACAGAATTGATGCCCATGTTCAACCCCAGACAAATCAAAACTGCTTGGTCAAACGGCATCTTGTTCTATGAAAACAGTCATCTGCAGATTAAATTGCCGACTTTGGAGCCATGGTTAGGTGCGGCATTAGCTCTGGTGTCTGGTCTTGAATTGTATTTAATCACGATGCAGATTCTTTTGGTTAAGCCGCCTGTGCAGCAATTGGTCCAGCAATCTCCGACTGCCTTGATGTTTATTGCGGCCTTTTTTGGCAGTGCTCGTTATATGATCGCTCCGGCTTATATTGGCAAGCGGATTAAGGCGGCGTTAGAAAAATCTTAATGCTTAGCCAACCTACTTTTCTTTAACATGCATTTCTCTTGAGGGCAACCCATGAACCTATTTGTAAGACTGCTTATTTTGTTAGTTTCATTCCCTATCGCAGCCGCCGAATGGTCCGGTACGGTAGTAGGTATTTCGGACGGCGATACGCTGACTGTCCTTAATGCCGATAAACGCCAGGTTAAAATCCGGCTGGCCGAGATCGATGCGCCAGAGTCCAAGCAGGCCTTCGGCACGCAGTCCAAAAAGTCGCTGTCCGATCTGTGCTTTAAAAAAACGGCAGTGGTTGATGACCACGGCACTGACAAATACAAGCGCACCTTGGGCCGCGTGCGTTGCGATGGTATCGACGCGAATGCCGAACAGGTCAAACTCGGCATGGCCTGGGCTTATCGTCAGTATCTGACCGATCAATCGATCGCCGAGTTAGAAGAACAGGCAAAAGCCGCTGGTGCTGGCTTATGGGCCGATTCTGAACCAACGCCACCCTGGGAATTTAGGCATGGCGGAAAATCGGCCAAGGCGGTCAAGGCCTCTGCCGAGACTTCTGCATCAAGCAGTGGCCTTGAATGCGCTGGCAAATCGAAATGCGGTGAAATGTCCAGCTGCGCTGAAGCCAAGTTTTACTTGAATGAATGCGGTGTTGGACGTTTGGATCGTGATCATGATGGTGTGCCGTGTGAGTCGATTTGCCGATAGTCACAGAGATACTTGAGGCAAGCTTTACCTATTTTTTTAATGTTTAGGAGAATGAAATGAATGGTTTTATTTGGATCATGGTTATCGCAACCAGCATTTGGGTATTAGTTGACGCTAAGACGATAGGCGTAAAAAAAGGACAAATTACCGGCATGGGTAATATGGGCCCATGGAGTTGGTTTTTTGGTTGTTTGCTGCTATGGATCGTTTGCTTTCCTTTTTATGTGGCCAAACGGGGGGAATTTAAACGCGTTAATAGTAGCTTGTAAGATACGTTTCCTGGTGTGATGCAGTGTGTAGGTTGAACTGAGGCACGAAGCCCACACATCGGCACCGTAGGTTGTTAGGCAGCATAACCCGCTCCCTAACAACCTGAAATTAAGCTCAAAGCCCCCTTAAATTAAGCTGAGTTTTTGGTTAATTTTTTAAGCAACCGATAAATTTAATTGTTTTTTACACGCGATTTATAAACAATCCACTAAGGAATACTATGAAACTAAGTTACTACGGATATGCATTTAACGAGGTTAAGACTGGCAATAAAAAGCGTATGTCGGTCAAAAGCTTTATTAAAGCATTTTGCCAATATAGCAATCCGGGCTATAAAAATCAGTTTACTCATAATGGCGAGAATGTATTCCTACTCCCTGTTATCGGCGATTTGTATTTATTTATTCAGACACGCAGCAATGAAATAATAAAAAAAGTTAACTCTAAAGATACTTCCGTCAGTGAGATCTATGATTTGCTAGAAAGAGGGGAAATGATTGGTTTCGCCTCTTATGTTTACCTGATGGATAGCTATCTTGGCTTTGCATCAACTATTATGGCTCCACGACTTCCTTCGTTTGGAGTGTTCATTAATGATATTTTGCGATCGATTGGGATTGACACGTATCAATTTACATTGTTGCCGTTCCTGAGCCAAGCGACTAAAGCTGAAGCAATGTCGATGCCTTTTTTGGGTAAGTCTACGGTACAAATTAACAATCAAAATGGCATCTTCGACCATGTCATGAATATGTTGGGTGGCGACGCGACTGAATTTGATGATGTAGATAGTTTTGAAATCATCATCAAGCCAAAGCCTAGAAAAAATATTGAGAAAGCGGTTAAAAAGTTAATTTCCGCTGTCCCTGACGACGGTATTGACAAGATGATCATAAAAGCAAAGGATGATCAACATTCCGCTTTGATCGACTTATACCTGATGGGTAACGGCCTGCTCTCTGACAACATCGTTACCAAAAATGAAAATGAAATTGCTCAAAAAATTAAGGGAAAAGTTAATGATAACGAAGCTCTCAAGAAAAAGGTAAACGATCATGAGCAGGATGAAGCCATCCCACACGTATCTATTGAAGCTATTTCTAAGTATGCTGATGTTGGTGCCTGGCCCTTTGCTATTTCTGATTTACAAGATGCTGATTAAATTAAACTGGCTTGATCCTTTGCTACTGTTCGCTAATAAGAAAGATTTAGCGAATATGATTGCTGGTTTTTCTTACACTATGCTTGGTTTTTTAGCAGCTATCATTACTATTCTGTTTGTCTTTACGAAATCGCCAAACTTTGAAGCCTACAAACGGAACGGTTATCTCGATTTATTTTTCTTTGGATATTTTTTATCTATTTTCTGCTTATTAATAACGGCATTTCTCTCGCTATATGGATTTTCTCCTAGCAAGAACATCTGGCCATTTGATTTTTTATTGATGTCATTTGCAAATAACCTGGTACAGATATTTTTGGTTACATTGATTATTTGCAATATAGCTAAAAAATCAAGCTAGGGGGTAACCGTACTAATATAACGAGTGCTTGAGCTGTACTGCGTTCTTAGCTTATTTACTGCCAGGCACAACTCCACCCGGCAATGCTATCCACACCGTCACGCACGGCACAAGATTAACGCACAGTCGCCGGTTATACGGCGACCAGTGCGCACCGATCCAGCACCTGCCTAATCTGAATAAAATGCCGACCTTCATCGCCTAAACGCCTCTGGTGGCGGCATGTCGCCGGGCGGAATCTGTAGCATTTCCCGCCAGACGCGATTGAATTTTCGCGAATCGGCACTTACCGCTTGCCAATCCTGTTCGGTGTTGCCTTTTTTCAGGTAGTAGCCCCGGATCGAGGCATAACGCATGCCGGCCCGTTGCAGACGCGCTTGAACGGCATACGGGCTAAGCGATACCGGCGCTTGCTCAGGCAAGGCGTTTACCCGCTTGCAGATCGGCCAGTGCTAATCCTCCGGTGTATTGGCAATGCGCCAATTCTGGAAACCCTTTCCAACGTCCCGCCCACTCTAACCCCAGGCTTTCAGCAATTTTTCCGCACTGATTAAACCGTGCGGTATCGCTCCAGACCGCCTTGCCGTTTACGATCGGGCAGAAATCAAAGGCTAATTGATAGTTGTGAAACGATTGTCCGGCTCCAGCCTTGGTCACGATTTTTCCGGGCTTGGTTCGCCCTTGTGCATAGAGCGCTGCTTGCGATTCGTTATCCCGGTAGGTGCTGGTGATGATGATATCGATACCTCGCTGTGCGCAGGCGGCAATAAAGGCCTGGCACAGGGCGGCGACGCGGGGATGCAGGTCTTCGATTTTTCGGCTGTTAATCATTGGTGTCTCCAGTAGACGTAGTTATCCGTGATGAATGCTACGCACTGGATAAGAAGCTGGGCATGAGAAGGGCTTCGCATACTGGCTAATTGCGCTAACGCCTATCATCTCCTTGCGCTGTTGATTAACCCACTATAGGAGGAAACACGATGCGCAAATCCACCTGGGCAATTTGCCTATTTTTACTGATGCCGGTTGCACCGATTTTACAAGCGCAACCGCTTCTTCTTGATACGCCGCCGATGATCGCTAGAGACTCGGACTCGGTAGTATCGCCTTCTAACGTGCAGGCATGGGATGTTCCGGATACGCCGTTTTTTATTTTGGCGTCTCGTGACGTAGCTACTGAGTGTTTGAGCCTGCAAAACAGCGGCGCTTTTCATCAATCCATGCTAAAGGCGCTGGGGAGAGAACCCGATGGCGACGGCTATACAGATCATGTCGCGTTTAAGCCTGGCCACCCGGTCGATTACGGGGGTATTTAAGCTCTCGGCTTGCGGGGCGCTTTATGCGCCTCGCTTTTTATCGACAATCGGAGGTATCGCATGACCGGCATACAGCAATTACAGAAGGCCCGGCGTGATTTGCAGAGAAGAAAAAAACAATTAAAAGGCGCTGAATCCAGGTTGGATGTGGCGCAACGTGATGTTGAATGGTTTCGCTCTAAGATCGATGCCGATCGGATTGTTATTGGCGAGTGCTGGCTTGATCTGATGATTAGCGGCATTTCTCATCGCCAGTTTTTGCACTTTATTTTGGAATATGAAGATGAAAAGTTGGATTACTAAAACGGCCGGTTGGCTGGCGATTGCGATGGGCGTGGTCGGCTTTGCAGTGGGCATGATGGATGCGGGAGATGCGGGGATGCTGATTACCAACGGCATGGGCTACGTTGGCCTGGATCGTAAGTTTAAGCGGATGGAAGCAGCCGCTAACCAGCCAACCTAAACCGATGACGATATTACCGTGGGTGCCGTTGATACTGGTGGTGTTAAGCATTATTTGGCTATTTTGTTTGTTACGCCTTTACCGTAACAAAGCGCTGTTGCTATCGCATGAATTAAAAGAACAACAAACCGTCACCGCCGCCGAAATAAAAAAGGATCAACATCGTGAAACTCTCGATAACCGGCTACGCGTACTGCATGAGGAGCACAGGCATGAAACCATTAACGACCAGGCACATTTGGCTGATCGCAACGATTTTGACAATGACTGGAGCCGTAGCAGCTTGCCAAGGTCCGGCACCGGTTCCAATACCTCAGATAGTGGCGCTGAGCCGTCCGGCTCGTCCGGTATTGCCGGCGATAACAGCGGCTGAACTGTCATCGTTGAGTGATGATGTGTATCGCCGTTTGGCTGAGCGCAACCGGCTGCAACGGCACTATGCCGAACAGCTGGAAGTGATCATTGATTCAACAAGGAACTCGGATAAATGAAAGGACTGGAAACGCTGCTTAATCCTCCCGAGCATATGAACGAGGATGAGCGTATCGAACAGGCCGAGCAGTTTTATCAGGATCTATCGTTGCTGCAACACCAGCAGGGCACAGCGGTTAATCCTAATGCGATATCGGCTGAGTTTTGCGAAGAGTGCGGCAATGCCATTCCTGAAGCGCGGCGTTTGGCAATACCAGGCGTGGAGTTATGCGTTGAATGTAAACAAGCTGAAGAACATGAAAAAAGGATGTACCGATGAGTGTCAGTTTTGATTTTAATTTTTGGACCATCCTGCTGTTTGCGATGAATTTTGGGCTGGCTTTATTTGTCGCGATCAGTAATCGCAGCAAGGTTGCTGAAGATGAGCTCAAGGATATGAAGAAGGACCTGCAAGAGGACATTAAGAAATCTAAAGAATCCATCACGAAGCGCATTGAAACACATGGCGAGCGCTTAGCGCGGATTGAATCGGATATTGAAAACAGTATCGGTGATGATGACATCAAAGCCGTTCATCGACGCGTTGATGAACTTTCCGCCAGTTCCAACGAAATGAAAGGCCAGCTCCACATGATTATTAAAGGGCTGGATGAAATTCAAAAGATCATGTTATCCGGGAGGCTAAATCATGGCTGACAGTAACCGCGCCGATCTTCGGCTGCTTATTTTACGGCTGCTACGCGGCCAACCCGGCTATGTGGCTAACCAAGAGGTATTGTTGGCTAAGCTGCGCGATCAGGGCCATGCAATCAACCGCGATCAATTACATATCGAATTGGCCTGGCTGGATCAGGTGGCTGATGTGATTGTCGATCAAGTATCCGGTGGCGTGCATATCGCTACGTTAACCGGCGACGGTCTGGAAGTGGTCGAAGGGCTGCGGGAGATTCCCGGTATTCGTCGGCCGCGTCCTGATGAGTTACAAGGCTAATGGCTAAGCGCTCAACGATTAAAACCCAAGTCCCTCGCTCGATACAGGATGAGTTTAATGCGCGCTTGGTGGCGGGCGGTTTTGCGAATTATGAGGGACTGACCGAATGGCTGAATGAGCGCCTGGCTGAAGAAGGGCTCTCGGTCCGGATCAGTAAAACCTCGGCGTTTCGTTATGGCGCTGAGTTCCAGGAGCAATTCGAGCGCGATATGGCCGAGCAGCGCCAGCTGTATCAAATCGCTAAAACTTCGTTGGCGGATAATCAGGACCCGGAAGGTGTGGTGCGCGAAGCGACAATTCGCACAATGCAGACGCGTTTGCTGCGATTGTCGATCGCACTGCGCGATGCTGAAGAGGCGGGTGATGATCCGCATTTGCTGGCAGAGACGAGCAGCAAAATTGCTAAAGCAATAGCTGACCTGGGACGGACGGATATTTTGTCGCAGAAGTATAAGGCGGAAGTACGTAAGCAAGTGCTGGCCGAAGCGGCGCAAATGGCGAGCGCTTCTGCTAAGAACTCCGGCGTGTCGGCTGAAACCATTGAACGCATCCGCCGCGATGTGTTGGGCATGGCTAACTAATGCCTCACGCCAAAGTTATTCCGGAAAATCCCAACAGCCTTTTTTTACCTGGGCAAGAGCGCTGGGTTAAAGATCACTCACGCCTGAAATTAATGGAGAAGGCACGGCAGATCGGTATCAGCTGGTCAACGGCTTACGCGGCGGATGAGCGCACCGCTACAGCTGGTTCCAAGTGGGATCAGTGGGTATCGTCGCGCGACGACCTGCAAGCCCGGCTATTTATCGAAGACTGCAAGATGTGGGCGCAAGTGCTGAATATGGCGGCGCTGGACCTGGGCGAAAAAGTTATCGATGAGAAGAATAAATTAACCGCCTATGTGCTGGAGTTTGCCAGCGGCAAGCGCATTCATTCAATGTCCAGCAATCCGGATGCCCAGGCCGGTAAGCGAGGTGGCCGTATCCTGGACGAATTCGCGCTGCATCCCGATCCGCGCAAGCTATGGAGTATTGCCTATCCGGGTATTACCTGGGGCGGATCGATGGAGATTATCAGTACGCACCGTGGTAGTCACAATTTCTTTAACCAGTTAATTCGCGAAGTGCGCGAGCACGGCAATCCCAAAAACATCAGTTTGCACCGGATTACGCTGCAAGATGCACTGGACCAGGGCTTTTTGTACAAGCTGCAAAAGGCATTACCGGCCAACCATGAAGTTCAGGATATGGATGAGGCGGCCTATTTCGACTTCATTAAAGCCGGTTGCGCAGATGAGGAATCGTTCCTTCAAGAATACATGTGTCAGCCGGCCAATGATGATGCGGCGTTTTTGGAATACGATCTGATTGCCGGCTGCGAATATGGGCAGACCGATGATTGGGAGCAGGATTTAGCGTCGATTAAAGCCCGTGGCGGGCAATTGTTTGCCGGCCTGGACATAGGTCGCAAAAAAGACTTAACCGTGCTGTGGGTGCTGGAACTGCTTGGCGACGTGTTGTACACGCGCATGATCATCGAGCTGAAGTCGATGTCCAAGCCCGACCAGGAAAAAGCACTGTGGCCAGTGCTGGAGCTGATTAATAGGGCTTGTTTCGACTATACCGGCTTAGGTATTGGCTGGGGCGATGATGCACAAAAAGCGTTTGGCCAATACAAGATCGAGTTGGTGACATTTTCCGGCCGGGTTAAGGAGGCATTGGCTTATCCGGTACGCGGAGCAATGGAAGACAAGAAGTTAAGGCTCCCTTTTAAGCCTGAAATCCGTGCCGATCTTCGCGCGGTGACCAAGATTACTACCGCCGCCGGTAATATTCGCTTTACCGCCGAACGCTCTGAAAACGGCCACGCCGACCGGTTTTGGGCCTTGGCGCTGGCGGTTCATGCGGCCAGCAATGGCGCTACCGGCCCTATTTACACACCGATGAGAATGCCATGGCTATAAACCGTACCTCTGATCAATTTATGCTCGACGCCTACAGCGGGCACGGCGGCTTTGCGACGGGCGATTACCTGGTTGGACACCCACGCGAATCGGTCGATAAATTAAAGCTGCGTAAAGAGTTGGCCGTTTATCCGAATTTTACCCGGAAGATCGTCGATGTGATGATGGGCTTCTTGTGGCGGCAAGCACCAAGCCGTGAAGTGGACGATCTTTACACCCATTTTTCCGGCAACGCCGACGGCGTCGGCACCAAACTGGATAGTTTGCTGTTTACCTATCAACGGCTGGCGATGATCTTGGGCACTGTGTACGTCATTGTCGATAAGCCTAAAACCCAAGGCAAAACCAAAGCCGAGCAAGAGATTCCTTACCTGGCTTTACGGCTGCACGGGCAATTGGTCAACGAGCAAAAAGACAGTCAAGGCGCTTGGACCACGGTCACGTTTAGTGAGCAAAGCGGCTCCGACATGCTTTACCGCACCTTTACCCGCACCGGCTGGAAGCTGAGTAGCGACCAAGACGGCAGCGACATCATTGATCAAGGCGATTACACGCTTGGGCGGGTTCCGGTGGTGCGGCTTCATATCGCAAAACCCTTAAATCCCACCGACAGCAAATCGCAAAGCTGGGTTTATGATTTGGCTTCACTGAATTGGGATTTATTTAATTTGCGATCGGAATTGCGTGAGTTGTTCAGAGCGCAGACGTTCGCCATTCTGGCCCTGCCAGTTTCAAGCGATGCCGAACGCGAACGGCTAAAAGACTTGACGATCAGCACCGAAAACGCGTTGACCTACATCCCGACCGTCGGCGGTAGCCAGCCTGGCTATATTGCCCCGCCTGCAGATCCGGTCGAGCTCTACATGAAGCAGATCGCGGCAACGATCGAGGATATCTATCGTGTTGCTAATTTAGAGTTTGTTGGAGGCATACAGCAATCCGGGGTGGCGTTGTCGTTTCATTTTCAAGAAGCCAACAGTTCTTTGCGCGGGATGAGCGAGATGGGCGAGACCGCCGAGAATGAAATCGCCGATTTGGTGTATTTGTGGCAGGGCAAGACTTTTAGCGGCAATATCGCGTATCCGAATGATTTTAACTTAACGGATTTGCAGCAGGCGATTGCGATCGCAATGGATTCGGTCAGTCTGGGCATGGGGGTCGAGTTCGACAAGGCACTGAAAAAACGTCTGTCCAAGCAGATTTTGGGTAACGACACTTCGCCGACCGTAATGACGGCGATTGATAAAGAGATTGATGCCCAAGGGGATACGTACGGGGATCGGTTGGCGCAGCAGGCTAGTGCGTGAGTCTAATTTTCCTGCCTGCCTCGACTACACTCACACCGGAACAAGCCTTGGCATCAGCGCTACAGGTGGGTCCGGAATTGAAACAGGTCATTATTATAGGCACATACCATGATAATGATTTGTTTATCCGATCTTCACGCCTGACCTGCGCTGAAGCTTTATGGCTAATTGAGCGCTCTAAAGCGTATACATTGAATCCGTGACCGATTATGACCGGCTCTACCGTCGTCTAGCGCAAGAGATCATCAAGCACGACGGAAAAATAGGTGATGATGCGACGGCTTTTATTGCTGAGTTGACTAAGCGCTTACGCGCGGAACGCTGGCAATTTGGACCGGATTCAGAGGCTGTCTTAGCTGACTATCTAACCAGCGCGCAAGCCGCTATTCGAACCGGTATTGAGGCCGCTTCCTCAGTGGCTATCGGTAAATCAATGCAGTCATCGGTAGTCATGCGGCTGAGCGAACAGGCGTTTAAAGAACGCTGGCCAGACGGTTTAAAACTGTCCGATAGATTGTGGAATTGGGATAAAGCCACGCGTGATGGCGTGCAAAAGGTGTTGCAGGATGGCGTTCGGCAAGGCAAAGCAGTTTCCAGCTTAATTTATGATATGCAGCGCAGTATCGAACGCAGCAACGGTGGACGGCGTTTTAAAATTGTTGAGAATCATATTGATGACTGGGTGACGGAGCTGTACCAATCGGCGCAGGAATTGATCCATGATCCTTCCGCTCGGTCACAATGGAACGCCATTGTCGGCGAGGTGCGGGAACGGATAGATGGCCTTAAAGCCACCGGCAGCCGACACGCGGCCGAACAAGTATTCAAGCAAATCGAAACAGCCGTTAATATGGGCCGTGAGGTTCTGCTCGATGAGGCGGTTAAATGGTGGACCTATGACAAGCAACTGTATGCGCTGAAACGTATCGCCAGAACCGAAATGGCCACCGCCGCACATCGAGCGGTCATTGCCAGCACTGAAAATGATGATAGCATTATTGGTTATCAATGGCGGCTTTCAGGAAGTCATCCGGCGACGGATATTTGTGATTATTACGCCAATATCGACATGGGATTAGGCAAAGGGGTCTGGACTAAAGAGGCGGTACCGCATCATAAGGCCCATCCGCATTGTATGTGTTTGTTGATTCCCCGCGTGACAGCGATTAAACAGAAAGGCGCGACTAACTATGCGGAGTTTATTCGCAATTCGCCTCAGCACCGACGTGAACAGTTGTTACCCAAGTGGGCGCAAGAATCCATAAATAATGGGGTATCGCTGGATGATTTGATTCGGCCCGATGGATTGGGGTTAATAACGAAAGCGGCGAGTCTTGAAATTTAGCAGGTTCAATCGCTAGCTACGCTTTTATACTTAGGTAGAAATACCTATCTATTATTCGGTCAAAAATGGGCGAAATTTTTTTTGCTTTTTTTATTGCATATTTTGAAACAAATTTTTATTTTTCATTCCGTATAATTCCTTTTCATTCCGTTTTATTTCGATTTATCTCACCGATTACTGTTTAAATATCTCACTCCTGTTCACAATTTCAAACCGGGTTGGCCTTATAGCCAATGGCTGGACATGGCACACTGGGAATTTGAAGAACTT